TTATACCCTCTTTAGTTCTCCGTTTAAGTAGCTAGAAGTCGTCTTATATCCGACACCGGATATCTGTTCGCCAGAAGTAATAGTATCCTTAATCATATTTATCTTGCTATCGGCAACTGAGAAGCTAAGATAAAGGTCCTTGAGACCAATCACATCGTTGGATTCTGGATACGCCTGAATCTCAATAATACCGTTATCTGCTACAGTAGATGTAACGTTCATTGTGTTGATGATAATCTCACCCTTAACATAATCAATCGTACCTGCAGACTTAACTTCTACAATATAATCAGCACTTGTCGTGGATTCCTTGACAATTGACAGAACACCTGTACCATCATTATTAGGAACGTCAGTGAAGTAGAAAGTTCCACTTCTTCCTGCCAGAGTAAATCCAGTACTCTTGATGTTAAATCCGTTAGGATTGACGTGGAATTGGTTACCAAAGCAAATCTCATACTGTGCAGACTGATTGATCAGTGCTTTGAGATTCCTTCTAATCTTTACTTTTGTAATATTTGATGTAATTGCTGTGTTGACATTATCAATTGTCTGACAAGTCTTACTATACTTGAATCTGCCGCCAAACTTATTGATGTTTGAAGAAGCAAACGTATTTAGAGTATCAGTAATATCAGTCTTGAGATCGTTTACATTCGTTACTTGTGAACTATTGTAGTAAACGGAAGAGTCAATCTCAACATAAAGAACCTTAAGGTCAACAATCTTTTGATTGATACCAGAGAGGGAATAGTTCTTCAGTTTTGTAAGAATGGTTTGCTTATCAAAGTCGGAAACATAGTCACCATTCTTGGGTTTGATACTAATAACTACATTACCAAATTGTGGTGGATCTAATTCCTCACCACCAACAACAGATACAGACTCTGTATTTGGATAGATTAACTGAACAATTGCCTCATAATCACGTGCAGTTACTGCTCTATACTGTGAGGAGTAAATTCTTGGTGCAAAATACTTAATTGAGTCAATACTTTCAATATCTCCACCATTAGAGGCATTATTGTTAGTTGTTACTGTGATTGTATTGGTTGGAGTAACAACATTATTCAGAGAATCTAAGAATCTGCCTGAGAATGAGAAGTTAGAGGCACCATTACCTTCAATACCGTCAGTAATAATGTAAGTAGCAGTAATTACTGACCCATTTTCCAACTTTTTACCAAAATATCCATCACCAAACAACAATTCATACTTTTCATCCTGAACTTCTTGAATCAAATAGATCTCAGAAGACGCATTTAAGTTTAAAATATTATCAACTAACTTATATTCGTTACCTAATCCAGTATCACTTACTCCTTTTACATAAACATTGATTGTTGAGGTATCAATGAACGAATTATTGAGAATAAATCTCTGATCTAATGATCCATCAACAACAAAAGCGTTCCTTACAAACGTTCCCTGATAGATATCAATACCAGAGAAGGTTGCTTTTCCAGAATTTACGGTTGTTGTAATGTTTTCTGGAATTGAGAAGATATAATTCGTGTTATTTGCTGCTCCTACACACACCAAACCCGCTTCTAAGGTCAATGTTGGGGTTGATGAGTCTGTTTCTACAGTAAAACTTACGGATGCCTTAGCGGCGCTTCTAGAGCGTGGTACGTAACCTATGTTTCTTGCCAAAGAAACCACATTTTCTCTCAAAGTTGCCGAATCCAAGAAGGATTCATTGACAACCATATTAGAGTTGAACGCTGTGATATAGGTATTATACGCTAGAGTGTCAATTAAGACCGAAAAATTAGACCCCTCAAAGTCAAAATCCGTGAAATTTGAATTTGCACGGAGATAATCCTTGATAGAGGTCTTTATCTGGTCAAAATCGAGGTTGGTAAATTTGGTAAAAGGCATTGTTTATCTGGTTGCCTCTAGTAAAAACGTAAATTCTTGAGTAGGAAAGTCCTGACCGACAATATCAAAGAAAATTGTGACCTCAAAAGTGTTATTATCAGGTTGAGGATTGACCTCTACCTGTAAATTAGCGACTCTTGGTTCAAAATTCTCTACTGTTGTCTTAATTTGCTCCTCAATTTCGGATGCAGTACCAAAATCAACGAACTCAAATAGACTTGAACGAACATCAGACCCCAAAAGTGAGTTAAAATAACGCTCTGTTGGGATCGTTTCGACTAAATTGCGAACAGATCTAACGATTGCATTCGCATTTTTCAATATTGGCAGGTCTTTTGTCACAGGATGTGGGTCAAAAGACAAACTAATGTCCTTAAATGCTCTTGATATCCTTGTGACTGCCATTTGTCAGTGAGTTTTCTTCAAATTATTTATGCTCAATGCCAAGGATTTCCATAATTTGGCTCTGTACCATATTCCCAATCATCATAATCCTCATCATTACGAATCTTCTCATGCAATTGTGACTGTTTTTTTAAGTCATGAGTCTTCTCATAGTCCATAATCTCTTGAAGAAATTCCTTCTTCTCCTCATAAACATTAATTCCTTGCATTGAACCATAATCCGTAATAAGTTTTGTGGTTCCCCACATCTCTCTCATGTACTCATTGTTCCTATCTACAGGTGATTGTCCCATTTTAGCTCCTGATTTTTATAAATCAGAACTTTTAGAGGGGTTGCTATCCCTTATCGCTATTTATTTGCACGAAAAAAGGAGGTCAGATGCCCCCCTCTGTTCAACCTTTACCTTGCCCGCGATACTTCTTCTTTGCTTTATTGCGAGAAGACGCTGCATACTTCGTATTCATCCCTGCACCCTGACGAGTTTTTTTGGGAGCGCCCTCCACATAACCGCCACCTTTACGCATAGCCATACTCAATACCTCTTAGTAATTTTAGTCTCAAGATCTTGTGGTCTTGGAAAACCTGTCTGATAATACTCTACCGACAGGTCCTCCATAATATCAAAATACTCATTCTCCGTCAAGTCCTTATGCAAAACTTTATTGTTATGGAGAATTGTATATACCTCTGTCATTATATCAGATAACCCTTGTCTTTTCGTGTCCAACTCTAATACGAGGATCACACCAAATCTCAAAACCTGCTGCGATTGCATCCAGACAGAATGATACATCCTCTCCACACATATCCTGCACCTCCCCAGATTCAAAAATTTGCATCTTTGGTGCAAACCATGGATACTTAATCTCAGGATGCTCAAACACTCCCTTCTTAATCATTAACCATCCAAATCCTGCATAGTCAACAGTAAATGGTCTCTTACGCTTACCAATCGTCTCTAAAGTCTCATGGTTCATAACTCCACCATTATTACGGAAGTCATCCTCCTCCATCCAATGTGCAACAGAGGTCGTGTGCCCGTCTTCCGTACAATACCAACCACTTGCAATATCCTTGTCTAACAAGACTAATTGATAAAATTTCTCAGTGTTAAAAACAATATCACTATCAATCCACAATTGATAATCATAATTTAACTTACCGTCCCAGGGAACTTGATCAGGTCCACGCAAGACATTCGCTCCAAGACACTTGCATCTTGCAAAGTTTACCATGGAAGAATAGTCTTGACTAATCTGAATACTTCCCCCTGCCTGTACAATGTCAAAACAGAGTTGTACAAAGTTCTTCAAATACGTGTAAGACACTCCACGACCAGGAAGACAAAATACAATTGACTTCCCACGGATCATCTCCCGTGCCTTATTATAATCCCACTCCCCTTCACTTACATTCGGAGCAGGCGCTTTTGCTTTAATAGTAAATCCTTTAGCCATAAGAAAGTAACGTTACTTCAGTATCATACAGTAATTTATTAGAGAAGTCAAACCCCAATCTTTGACTTCGCTACGCTCAGTCCTGACGGACCTCCGTGATCACAATACTATCACCATCAACCTCCATGTTAACCTCGGTGCCCTCATACCAACCAAACTCACTCATAACCCACTCTGGTAATACTACATAATACTCCCCAGTTACAGCATCGACCTCTACAGTCGTAAAATTTTTGTCCGGATTTTTTTGCATCTCAGGTATTTCGTATACGAATTTTGTTTTATATAGAAAAACATTCAGTTCCATATAGAGCTCGTGATCGTAACACTTTATAGATTACAGGGACCCAGTGGTTTTATATAACGCGCCCCGACCGTACGGGGGCGGCGGAGGGGGCACTGCTGCCCTCACGAACACATAAGGGGGGAGGGTGTCCCCCCCCTGAGAGTCTCAGACGTTGAAGCGGTCAACCCCGTTGGCGGTGTTGTAGTCCTTCAGAAGACCTTTGAGGACTTTCCCCATACGGTCAAAGGACTTAACGATGGTGTCGTTGGCGTTGTCCATAAAGACTATCTGACCGTGAAGACCCATAGCAGAGGCGATGGGGTCGTTACGGTGAGACGCCATACCAACGGCGGCACGGTGACGGTCAAAGACCTTAACCTGACCTTCGTCGGAATAGGACTCGAGGTACTCCTCAAGAACGGGGAGGATTTCCGCTTCAGTGAAGGGGATACGCTCGGTCTTCTCTTTGACTGCCAGTGCGTCCTCGATCAACTTCTTACCCTTACGGAACATAAGGCGGTCTTCACGGTCCAGGTTCGCCAGACCAAACCCCTCAACGTAGGAGAGGTTATCCTGATAGAACTCAATGGCGGTCAGTTGGTCAGCGGTGAGGTTGGAGATGGAAGCGGTCATGTGTCGGATGTCTTTGACTCTTATAAGATACAGGAGTTTGGGGGTCAGGTCAAGACCCCCGGACCAGTGTGTCAGGTGTCTACTGGAGGACCATGCCAGACTCAAAGGGCACCGTCTGCCAGGTACGGGCGGCGGTGTCGTACTGACGGCAGAACCACTCACCCGCCTTCTGGAAAACTCCCTCACCTTCTACGGCGTGAACCGAGCAGATGGCGTTCAGGCGGGACTTAGTAGTATGGGTCTGCCAACCACCATCAAAGAGTTGAACAAAGTTTTCACCGATGCGGGCGATGAGGTTACCATGCAGGAACACTTCAGACTCACCCTCAGCGTTCAGGGTCACTGCGGTATTGTCCAGAGACCACGTGGCGTTGTCGGTGATGGCGGCGTTCATGAGGGTTTCGATCTTACGCATGGTTGGTTGCCTTTGGTTGATGTGTGTATTGTAAGGGGTCAGGGAGGGGGTTGGTGCCCCCCTTGTGCCAGTGCCTCAGGTGTCACAGGATCTGGAGGTCTTGAAGGATTTTGCCATCCTTACGGATCTCAGCGTAGGTGAACTCATCAGCGAGCAGATGCAGCAGACGCTGTGCCTCAGCCCAGGAGTGAACCGAAACCGATTCGTAGGGGTCAGAGGGGACGTAGACGGTGAAGCGTTGCTGACTCATGGGTCGTTTGCTGATGAGATCAGTATAAGGGGTTAGAGGGGGTCAGGATGCCAGGCAGTGACAGTTTACCCACTGTCCCTTTGAGGTGTCTCCACTGAACCAGAGCATCTTAAGGATGGCACGACGCGACACCCCAGTGTGGCGATACTCCACCAGTGGACCATTGAACCAACGGACGCGGGCGGTTCCCGTGATGGGGTTGAGTCGCAGGGTCCAAACGCTGGTGGAGTCGTTGCAGTTGATGGGGTAACGCATCGGTCGTTTGCTGTTGTGGTTATTCTACAGGGTCGCCCCACTCAGTCGCGGTCGGAGATGTGCCAGCGTCCCCACTGTCCCTGTGGGCGGGTTGCTTCCCACTTAGCGAACCATTCTTGGGTGCCAGCGGCGGTAGCATTGCGGATCGCCTGCCGACGCTTTTCCTCAGCACGGACCTGGGCGGTGTAGTCTGCCATAATGGCGGAGAGGTTAGGTGTTTTGTTCATGTCCCTATTATAAGCACAGGGTCCGCCGCTTTGGGGCAGATGGTGGACAGTCTGATTACTGGCACAAGGTGGGTTGTGAGGGGTCGCTGAGGTCCTATACTAAGGTCACAAGCGAAGGAGGGGCAGGGTCGCCCTGATGACGAAAAAGGTCGCCACGCCCCCTGCTTTCCGGTAGTAATAAAAAAGTATAAAAAAAGGGAGGTTATTTCCTCCCATTTCTTTATGCAAACATGAACCCATTTTGGAATTCAAACTGATTAAACACAGGGGAAGTTCCTGCCTGTCCGATGAACTTATGAACGAACCAATTGAAGTTCTTTTGAAATACACATTCACCTGCAATTCCATGCTCAGAGAGAATAGCATTCAGGCGGGACTTGGTGGTCTTTGACTGATAACCACCGTCGAAGATCTGAACGAAGTCATCACCAACTACGGCAATAGTGTTGCCGTGAAGACGAACAATAGACTCGTTAGTTTCGGGGTCGTAAGTAACGGAGGTGTTGTCTTTCTGCCAGTTCAGGTTGTTAGAAATGGCGTTGTTCATTTCCTGTTCGATCTTACGCATGAGTCTGTGATGTGTGAACAAAGGTAGTATGGGTCAGAATGGGGGCAATTGCAACCCCCCTTGTGCCACTAGGTCAGGCGTCCATCCCCATCGCCTCTGCCAGGGTGTTGTATGCCTTCAGATAGTAGTCGGCGTCGGTGTGCTTACCATCAAGGCGGCACTCGCAGGCAAGGGAGATCAGGGCGGTTCGGATCGTAGACCATTGTGCCTCGGTCAGGATCACGGTGCAGAGGTCAAGGGGCAGGACGTTGGTGCGGGTCATTGGGTTCGTTTGAACTGAAGTCATTATAAGCACAGGGTCCGCCGCTTTGGGACAGATGGTGGACAGTTCCCCAACCGTCCACGCGGCAGCCGCCCTGAGTATAAAGAACTCAGGGGGAGTTAGTTATACCATGTGTTGTAATAGTCCCCAGTTGTGTATTTCAAAGTCAGGGTTAATCGTCTGACATTTATTTAATGCTTCCTCAGCAGTCTCTGCAAGGTAACATAACATGTCATGATAATCATTCCGCTTGTGAACACCGACGAAAGCGAACTTGTATTCTTTCATTATAACCTCAGAAGCGAGTGTCGTTCATGAGAGGTTCATAAACCTCACCAACTTTATCCCACTGG